GAGCGCAAGATGCCCGAGTGCGGGGACCGCTGTGGTAACAGCGCCACTCGTATAAGCTTCTTTAAGACCTTTCGTGACATCATCGCCTCCGATCACATTTTTGGTAGCCTGCTCTGCCATAGAAAGACCGGGCTGGATACCAAAGGCTTGAAAGGCTAAATTCTTGAGAGGTCCACTGAATGCTTTAAGCGGAAAGGCAGCCCATGAAGCTCCTGAAAAGACCCCTGATGCTGTGGCGTCTTCCATCGCCCGAGTCCATGCACCATCGGGATCATGTGGGGTTCGACGCAACTGCTCGGCGAAGGATGGACCGATTGCTTGGAAAGCAGCGCCAAGCGCAGCACCACCCGCACCCCCCGCTAAAGTCCCCTCGGGACCAATTAGCGACCCAGCCGCACCCCCTGCAATACCAGCGGCTAGAGTGGGAGAAGACTCACCTACCCCATACGCTAACTTAGAAAGGCCACGAGATGGTTCATATAAATCGCGAAGCTCGAACGGCGCTGCTTGCGGCCCTGTTTCTATTGGTAAGTTTGATGGTTGTTGGCCTTGTATTGTCTGCACGGATTGACCACCTTCAGACACAGACCTGCGCAGACCAGACATCAATGCATCAAGCGGCCCCGGCATCGGAAGGTCAGCGGCTGCGGGCTGCGCGGGCGTGGTGGCACTGGATTGCGACTGTGCCGATCCAGTAAGCCAAGGCGCTAGATTAGATGGTGCAGGAGCTGCTGGTGTAGTAGCCGGTGCTTGCGTTAACCACGGCGCAGGCGGGGGTTTATCCGCCTCTGGGGTTGGGGCGAAATCCGTCTGTGTCGGTTGCAGCCATGGTGCGAGTTCAGCCATTTATTATTGCTGCGGCTTCCATTGAGTACCATCCCAGACACCTGTGACGGTACCACCCTTGCCATCATCGAACTGCTTCGTAGAACCTACCGCCGGTCCAGCGGGCAGCGCCGAGTTAACGGCCCCTTGAGCTGATGTGCCGCCCGCGAGATACCGACGACGGCGAGAAACTTCCTGTTCAATAAGCGGCTGCAATTGTTCAGGAGGCAGGCCGGGGTTCATGCTCTGCACAAACTTGGCTGCACGGTCATAATCAGCACCCGTGAATTTGCCCGGCTTGCCCGTCGTTCCTGTCTCCGATTGATCCAATTCACGATTTCGTGCAGCGACCGATGCCCGCTCGTAAGGCGTCATCTGATTATACTTGCGCAGATGCTCTTGAGCAGTCTCAGCCAGCTCTTGTGCCTTCTGGTTCAATTTCTGCTCAGAAGTCAATGCGGTACGCTCATCTCCTAATGTCTTGCTTCCAGCCAAAAGGCCCTTGCCGATGGAAACACCAAGAGGTCCCGGCGTTGCAGCCATGGTGGCGCCAGCGTTAACAAGCGCCATCCACGGAGAACGTGCCGCATTCTGGCCCCAATCGCGATTTAAAGCATCAGGATAAGGCAGCGTATCCCCAACCGGCACGCTACTGGCTGTTCCCTGCCTTTCACCAGTAGCACCAGCCGCCGGGGCTGGTTTCCGTGTGACTGGTCCCGGCGGAGGTTGGGTAACCTGAGGCAATGGCATCTGACCTGTTGCATTCGGGAAAGGTACTGCCGATTGCTGCCCAAAGGCGGGTGGAGACGCGGCGGGAGACCTGTTATTTAATAATAGGTCATAGACAGGATCGGCGGCTGCTCCAGCAGGAGTGGTTGCCGATCCGGTGGTCCCAAGTTGATGAATGATATTGTCGTCATCCGTCCCGCCGCCATCATCATAACCGGGAACCGAGCCACCCTTCTTCAACATAAAGGGCAAAACATCTGAAACGATCTTTCCGATATCGCCGACAGTACTATCCCCAGAATTGCCTTGCTGCTGTTGAGGCTGTGAGAACTGCATGTTCATGGCGCCAGTCAGAGGACCGGAATGGCCAGCTCCTTGAGCAAGCGGAATGGTGGGAACAACGGAATTGCCATGCAATTCACCCGCCGCTGGATCAGGAACGTCGCCGCCATCGGCAAAGCCAGCACCGTAATCAGATGCACTTAGGCCCGGCAAAGGATTGGCCGAAGAACCACCATAGGCATCGCCACTAAATGCATTGCCTCCACCATAGGCAGCGCTGCCGCCGAAACCACCAAGCGAACCATAGATGCCTGCACCAGCCGCTCCAACACCAAGAATTTGGCTGAGCAGGGAGGGTTGCGGCCCCTGTGTAACTTGTGTTCCGCTGCCGGTTGTCGTGCCACCCAAGGCGCCAGCCAAGCCACCAGTCACGCCAGCTAGATACTGGGCTGTCTGGAATGGATAAGCAAGTCTAGCCAATTGCTGCTGATATGGAGCATTTAGCTCAGCTTGGTTCTGTTGCTGCTGTTGGGTGCCTGCTTGCAACAGGGCGCCTGTCCCTTGCAAATTTGACCCAAGAACTTGACCGCCGAGTCCGGTTAATCCGGAGGCAGCGCCCATCTCAGTCTGCTGCTGTTGCTGGGCTGCCTGAAGAGCTGACTGATAAAGATTGGCATAGGTTTGGCCAGCGGCCAAATCCTGTTGATTGGCTAGATTGCCCTGTCCTACAGCAATGCGATCAGCACCAATACCACCAGCAGACTGAACAAGATTAGCTGTGTTTTGAGCATTCTGTTGGCCATAGATATTCTGAAGCTGCGCGGTAACATTCGCAGCCATTGGGTTATAGTAATTGTTGATATCGGTCTGGGAGAGCGGCTGAGATGCTTGTGTATAAAGGCCCTGAGCTTGATTATAATAGGGCTGTGCGCTACCTTGGAGAGCCTGATATTGGTTAAATGCCTGTTGCTGAAGAGGCGTAAATCCAGCAACCGGCGCCTGAGGCATCTGGAATGGCTGGGCAGCCGCAGCCCCGGCCTGACCCAAGGCTTGGGTGGCATACTGCTGAATAGCAGGATTGGCCGCGTAAGACTGGCTCTGATTCTGCGTCTGAGTTGTTTGTGAGCCCTTAGACCCCATGCCCGTTCACTGTTTGTTCTAGGAACTAGATGCCACAAGGGCGGACGATGATACCATATCTGGGGTATAAAAGAAAAATTCCCCCAATTTCGGCATCATGCGTTGATATAGCCTACATTTCGCCTCAGTTCTCTTTAATGAAAAAACCCCCGTCATAAGCGGCAAGCCCGTCTCGGCGACTTGCTGCTTCATCCAATTTATAAATGCTTTGGCGTGCTCTGACTTGCGGTGATCTGGATGAACAAAGACCATAAACTCCTCAAGGTGAAGAGCATTAGAATACCAAAACGAACCAATCGTAAGAAAGCAGAGACCTTCAAGTCTGTCTTTGCCACCTATGACGCCTACGACTCCACGGAGCCCCGTATCCGTAGAGAGTATCTCGTGGGGACAGATAGCGCGCCTGAGATGCCAGCGCGCTTTTGGCTCATCAAGGGGGAATACAGCATTCTCTTCATACGACAAAAGCATGAGCTTCCAGACTGATTCATATTCGTCTGGTGTGGCCACGCGGACAATCGATTCAGAGGTCATTTAGGTGGCTTTAGCTTTCTAAGGGTTTTAATATGCTGCTTGCGTGTATGGATAACGAACTTATCTAATACCTTGTGGCCTTTCGATAGGTCGCCCCCACCAACGGCTTTTACCACATCAGGATGGATAATATATTCCCCTCCCGCAGCGATGATGGGGACATGATCATCTGTCTTCCCGCCATGTGCTTTATGGCGTGAAAAATGCATATTGAGGTTATGCGGATAATGAAATTCATGACTGTGTACATGCGGCGGGGGAAGGCCGTAAGCCGAGTGCGTAAACATCTTTTTCAAAATCTCGGCGCCAGCCTTGCTGTTACCCTCGCCCAAGGCACTCGGGATATCAGCCGGAAGCACATAAGACCCCGGCCGAAGCCTCATCGGAATCTTGTCGGTGCGACCGGGAATGGAACTATCAATCATGCCACCCTTGGCAAAGTTGATAAACTCGTGGTCCTGTGGGTCCTCGTCAATCTGCTTGTGTCGCTTCTTCACAGGACCCCCATCCTTCATTTGGTGCGTATCACCTTGTTCCGACATCGTATTATACCCAAGGATACCACCTCCGACGAGGCCCGCCAGCGGATAGCGAAGATGTAACTTCTCAGGATGAAAGGCAGCATGAGGCGCCCGCAAAGCAGCGGGATTGATCACCGCATACTGAGTATGTGCTCCCTGCCCCCCGACATCATGGATATTATGGATGGCAACAAGATCGGCCCCTTGTTTCTTGGCGATCTTAACAATCTTATCCATAACATCGCCGTCATAATGGGCAGTTCCATCATTATAGAGTGCATCAGGATTAAATTCCTTGACGACATCGCCCCAATTAACTTCAAATGCCTTCTGGGCTCTGGCAATATAAGGGGCCTTCGCTGGGCCATAGGCGCTGGCCACCGCCTTGTCATGGGCTGTAAAGAGAGCAGGCTCCACTGGCTTCTGGGCCACATCCGGAATTTCTCGCGGATAATCAAGCACATGGGACTGGGGGAAATTGCCCCCCTTCCAATGAAGGACATTGGGATTAAAGCCAAGTTTCTTTAGCTTCTCTGGATCATTAAAACCAAAGTTAACCTGAGGGGTTTTATATTCCATCGGCCGCCAATTCGGCCAATCCTCAATCGGTTTTAGGTGAGGTTTGATAACAGCTTCGGCCTTGGCTGCCGGTGATTTGGCCCAAGTTTCTGGAGAGACTTTATAACCAACCGACCCCAGTTCATCCGCCAGATGTCCCTTGAGTTCTTCCTGCTTCTCTGGAGAAAGATAGCTCAAGATATTCTCAACGTGATTCTTATTTAGCTTAACTGTTGACAAAGAATAGGTCAAATCCTTGGTCGGGATATCATCAATCAACTTCTTAATTTTATTGGCCTTAAGGCCATATTCAGGCGTGACCGCACCAAGCGGCTGATATGCCATTGCCTGAATAGTCTGGATTTTTGACCCAGTACCATTCGGAAATTTCGATGCCAACTCAGGCTTGTTTACATCGAAGTTCTTGACCCAATTTTTGACATTATCAACCGGCAAAACTTCATTCCATGTTCCACCTTGGCTTTCTGCCTTCTTAGCGAGGGCTTGGTGAAGCGCTGCCGGAAAGTCGTTATTGGTCTGGGGGACCGCAGATTCATTATGGGCAATATCTTCACCCCAACCCTCAGGCCCGAGCGCCTGTTCAGGCCCGGACTTCTTGGCTGGTTGAGGGGCAAATGGCGCCCCCTTTACAGCATCGAGCTGATGAGCCCCTTCGGCCTCTTCCACAGGAGCAACATGATAGACTGTAAATTCGTGTGGCTGGGCATCCTTCACATTGCCCGAATAGTCCCAGATCGGCGCCTTGATCTTCTCGGTGCCAATAATCTTGAAATTCTGGCCATGGGGCAGCAATAATTCACGCTCATTCTGGCTCCAGCCCCCGGCATTTGGATGGCTGGTATAGAGCGATGGAGAACCAGCGGGCATATGATAGTTCAAGATAATGCCGGGATCATCCTTAAGGCCATAGTGAGTAGCCCGCCTCGGATCGACTGTGGTTGCCGTATAGCCAGCATTCCAGAATGTATCGCCCTCCTTTAACTTTTGTAATTCTTCAGCGTGAGGCCCATGAAGTCCTCGCCATGTAGACATGTCCTGCTGAAGCGGAGAGTTTGCCATAGCCGTATCAAGATGCGTAATCGCATTGGCTGCTTTGTCACTATCATGAGCACCACGAAGATGACCGTTGATATCTTTATAGCCTTTGGGGTCAGTCCAATATCCAACCGCTCCTTTTTGAGGAAGGTTTAGATCGAGGGGTTGATCCGAAAGATGCACATGAGTTGTATCATATCCCGGCCATGCCTCATTGGCGTCATAAATCTTGCTGTCGTCATGAAACTGCCGGGCCGAAATGCCGCCCTCAGACGATTTGGAATATGGGTGCCCAAGGGCCTGTTCCCACGCCTCCGGGGTTAGAAGGTCCTTGAGACCCGTAGAAGTTTGAGGAACCGGCTGTTCTTGTGAACCTGCCGGGGCAGGCGCGGCTTCAGGCGCCTTAGCCTTCTGGGTTCCACCCATCTTGCCATAATGCTTATCAAAGGCATCCTGAGCGCCTTGAGACATATAGCTCTTGAGGTTATTGACCTCGCCTTCAGGCAACCCCAGATAATAAGCAGATGCAGCTATATCTTTGGGATAATAGGACTTCAATGCCTTGGCTAGATCGCCCGGATCGGGGTGAGCTGCACTGTTCCAAGCCGAAGCATCCAAGACGGTATGATGAATATCTTGGGCAATCTCGGCACCCTTCTTGGTAAATCCTTTGGCAACAGCCTTGGCTTCCGGCCCTACGCCCGGCAGGAACCCAAGACCGGCAATCGAGGCACCAAGGTAGTCCCCCTTGTTCTTGGCCTCCATGAAATCTTCAACAGAAGCCGGAATGCCAAGAGGAGTTGCCTGCAATATATTGCCCACGCCCTCGGTCAGATGGCTTGCGACTTGGGGATTGGCCCCCATATCAACCATGGCATTGCGGGCATAATTACCGACGCGTTCAGTTGGCGTCGGTGTTGTCGGGGTAATCGACCCCATCGGCTGGTTTAGTTTGGACCAATCGACAGGGGCCGCTACAGGAAGCTTATCTCCCTTTGGAGCGGCGACTTCATCTTCACCTTGGTCGCCAAGATCGCCACCACCATCAGCCTTTTTCTTAACCTTACGGGCCTCGCTCAGTGCGATTGCGATAGCTTGTTTTCGGTTCCTGACCAACGGTCCATGCTTGGAGCCGCTATGAAGCTCTCTATGTTTGAACTTGTGAAGTTCCGTGTGAACAACTTGTTTCGGAGACTGGCCCTTGATTGGCATTAGGCAGCCCTAATTAATCGAAGGCCAGAGACAATGCCCGGAGTTGTGGCCTGGACAGGGGTCGGGCTGCCATTGGTATAAGAAACATTGATACCATTGGAGCCGCTCATAGAATTGAATGAACTCCATGTTACACCGGGAGAGAATGGAACATAGTTCGAGCCGCCAGAAGTAGCTGTACCTGTTCCGTTGATGCTATTATTGACAGCGGCAAAATTATAAACACCACCAGAAATATTAACAGTGATTGTGTTGGTTCCCGCCGAATTGAGTGTCGGGATATTACCTGCCACCAAAGTGGTTCCATTATTGCCGCCAGTGGCAAACAAGGTATTTCCATCGATGCCTGCCCCACCTGAGGTAAGATGCGTGGTGCCCTCATTAAGATAATAGGCTGCCCTACCCCGGAAATCTGGCAACGTAGTGCTGCCAAGGATCGTCGCAAGAGCTGGATATGTGGCTGAACTAAAGGTCGTGCCGTTACAATCGAGGTAAGGGGCAACAGTACAGGCCCCTACCCAATTCGGGACCGACGATCCGGCATAATCCCAGTAAGCCCCGACGCGGCCTAAGTTCTTGAATTTGATATTGGTCCCATCATTGAAGCAATCGATTGTCTCTCCCGGCGGGACGCCAATAACCTGACCGCCAGCAGTCGTCTGAAGCGTAATGGTAAAGGCGCTCGTTCCCGAGCAGAGATTTTGAATCTCATAAGACTTCGTAAAAGAAGTCGGAAAAGTAATGGTGACGCTGCCAGTCAACGTTGAATTAAAGGTGATCTGCTTGCTCTTGTATTGGGCCGCAGTCAGAACGACATTGGAGTTATTCAAGCTAATGGTATTGATCGCCCCGCAAACCAGATCGATCAGGGTCATGTTGTTGTTAACGGGGGTATCCCACGTGCCCACGTCGTCGCCACGCGCTGGCTCCTCAAGTTGAATATTCGGGGTGAAGGTCGAGACCATTTCCTATCCTATTGAGGGTAATAGGGAAACTTTACAGTTACCCCACTGGAAAGCGTTACAAGTTGAAACCCAAGGGCCTCTGACGACGTAAAGGTTATTGCTCCTGTTGAGGCGGGGGCGGAAGTCGAATTACCAGATAGTTGCGGGAACACGCTCTTGACTGTAGAAGCCAAGTTATTGATCGCGGTCACCCCGTTCTGGAGCGTGTTCCAAACAGCATCGAGACCAATAGCCATTACCGCCGCCCCGAGGTTGCAAACCGAAAACGAATCCGGCCAAGTCGAAAGAATTCGCTTGAGTTATTGCTCTGGATAAAGGCAGACATCAGACGCTTTCGGATGCGAACATTAATGTATTCAGTGGCTTGCGTAACGGTATAGGGACCATAGATTGTCGGTGTATCGCCGGGATAATCTACTCCATAAAAGGTAATATTAATAGACGCGTTCGGGGAACCTGATCGAATGCCCCAGATGAAATCTGGGATGATCAAGTCGATAAATGGAATATCTTCCCCTTCGGTAATAGACCACCACCCGGTCTGGAAGGATGGAAGACCCGCCCCGGTAATGGATGTTCCGGTTTCGTGTTGCCATATCTGCCCAGAGGTATCCGCTCCTAGAGGCATGCCAAGGATGGAGACATCGGTCCAAGCAGTCCGGATTATCGAACCGTAATCCCATTCATATTCATTGCCTTCGATATGGACCTTAACATAGCTATCATTCTCCCCGGTCGAGGCCGCCGAGGGGTATTCCCATGCAATCTCATTGAAGGCAGAATTGACAGCAACCCTTACCTTGCTTTGATTGGCCGTCGAAAGGTTTTGAAAGACCTGATCCCAGACAGAACAAGGAAGTGGCGTGACGCCACTGGCACCCAAGGTGAAGAAGTTATTATTGGCCATCCAAAAGGGGTTGCCTGCCAAAATGCCACAAGCATGGGAACTAATCCAACCGCAACCGGACCCCATCCTTGTAAAGTTGAAGATAACTGTCCCGCCCACATAGGTCATATTCCAGACATCGATATCTGTCGATATCATGGCAAATTGGGGGCCTTGGATACCGCCGACAATCTGTGACCCCGTTGGGATGTGGAAAGAGCCTGCCGTCGTTTGATTACTGACGGTCCAGTTCGTATAATCCCCTTGGTTAGACCAGCGAACGATTAGGGGGTCTTGGACCCCGGTGGCCTGAATGGACCTCCAAGCAACAAGAATTTGCTGTGGCATTGCCACAAACATGCCGCCATTAAAGAAGGGGGCTTGGTTGATGACCTGAGCATTTTGGTAGCCAAAGTCTGTGGCCCACGCATAGATGGGACCGTCTTCTGGGCAAGCCAAAAGGATTTCGCCCCAGTTGTCTTGGGTCCAATCGGTGGTCGTAATGGGCGTTCCCGGCACGCCTGCCGAGGCCGTGCCCGTTCCGAAGCCACCCGAACCAAAGCCGCCTGCCCCAAAGCCCGTACCTGTCTGGCCGGGGCCAAGGGTGACATAATAGACAAGCTGAGCATCACCACCGTTCATAGTGGCAGTAGCAGTTGTGCTGGCCTGCGTCACCGCATTGATGGTAAAATTGGTGGAATCAATTACGGAGGCAATTTGATACTTGCCTTGGACGATCAAAGGCAGGCTTGAGCCGACCGTCGTCGGGGCAATGAATTGCTGGAATAGGCCCGGGATTGATTGATATCCATTAAACGGCAATGTTACCGTAATGGTGGCTGTACCGGATGAGGTCGCAAAGATCGGCAAGATGCCGCTGGATGCCACGCTAAACGAAGAATTGGTCGCAGCTTTAATTGTGTAGCTGCCGGTCGAAAGAACGGAGATAATGGGATAGGCGCCGTTTAAAAGAATGCTGCCAACCGCAACGGGCGTGTTGAAGTAGACCGTATTGAATACGCTGGCATTAGCATTGGCATCGACAACCGTAATGACGTTGCTACTTGCGGTTACCGAAAAATTGGGAGATGGATTGGTTGTCGTGATCTGTGGCGTAATAACCTGAACGGACTGGTCATCAGAATGGTAGACCGAAAGAGATTGGGTGGCAGCAATCCCGAGATGAGGATGGCTTACGCCAATACCTTGCCACGGATGAAGATCACGGACAGTTGAATTGACTGTACAAAGAGCCGACCAGCCACCATAGGTCTGGATCAACCCTTCCTTATATCGAATGAGCTGGGATTGAGATACGCCAGCTTGGTTCGCAGAAAGGGTCTTCTGCGTATCAACACCCGGCTGAAGTTGGACGGCCCCCCAAGGCATCTTAGGTCCTCGGCGGACTGGCTATAGGATTAGGTGTTTGAGCCGTCCAGCCTTGGCTCTGGTAGCGCTTGCGCAGCTCTTCCGCATTAGCAGAAGCGAAGAGTGTCTTATATTGAGACTCCCACGATCCCGGCATCTGGGGATCATCCGCCTGTGCGCCATAGTTCCGCATGTATCCGGCAGCAAAGACCATCGAGGCCGCGATGAACATATCCGGCAAATGCTGGGTTAACCAAGTGCTGGAATTGGCCGCAGACAACGGGGTAGGCCGTACAGTTCCCACCACTTCAAGGGTATATCCCTGATCCGGGGCCGGGCCGATCTTGAAGGTGGTATCGTTTAATGGAGCCATATAAATCGGGACGGCCGTGGCCGTTGAAGTCGGCCAAGCGAAATCTATATATTCCTTGGTGGTTGGTGTTAAAGGATTACGGGTTCCATTGGACGACAAAGCGCCAGCGGGCGTCAAAACATTGAACTGCTCGACCACCAAAATATATTGGTCGGTCGGCAGTGTAACGAAGTTGGAACCAGATGATAGGATAACGGTGGTATCGGAGACGCGGGTGTTTTGCAGATCAAGTTCGCGATACATGCGCTGTTCGGCATAATCGATCATGCCCGGCAGCATGGTATTGAAATTCGTATCTCCGGTAGAGATAACGATCAGGTTGGCTATCTGCTGTACGTAGGTGGTATAGTTGATGGACATTAACTAAGCCTCTGATAATCGCCAACTGAGCTACGTTCGTTAACAGAGAATTGTATTTGGGCCACCGCCACATAATCGGTTCCATTACCCAAAAATGCAACACGGTGGAATTGAGACAAGGGATTATTCATCGTCGATGTGATTGTGACCCCGATACTTTCTCCAGCCACCCCGGCAGTTGTGCCTGAAGCAATTGTCGTCCAAGCTCCGAAAAGAGAGGTGTTGGTAGGGGAGTATTGGATAGCATAAGTCGTCGGAGTGAGATTAAGAAAGCTGCGATCAAGCGGCGCATAAATGGATACCGAGCTAAGGCTATGAGTGAGAACCGGGGATTGCAGGCTCGATGGCAAGGATAGATTTGGCTGAAGCTCTCCCTGCCAATTAATGCCAGCATAGGCGGCATAGCTGGATGTAATGGTGCTGCTAAGTCCGGCCGCACTCACCCACGATGGCTTGTTAATAACACCATCAAAGGCAGCATTAATGCCACCCCCACCAGTAAGCGAACCAAGTCGGGAGCCGTATGAAGGAGTGAAAAAATTGGGACTAACTCCAATGGCAGACAAAGGACTGTTATCAAGAACCGATTGCTCAACACGAGGATTGAGCACCGGGATAGGATCAGGCGGCAAGATGATAAGGCGAAGTTGTGGCTGTGGCTTATCTAAGCAGGGATCGCAGACATAGATACGCAAGTTCTGAAGGCGCGGTCCCGTCCATTCCCACTGCCAGTTAAGGTCTTGTAATTGATACCAAAACCCACAGCGATCACATACCGCCCTTGCTCGCGGATTGGTAGGATCAACCCTATATCGTCCATGAGGGCGCATTAGCTGTAATAACTTATCAAGCCGGGAGCGATGTAGAGAGGAACGTTTTCAGTGTTCTGACGTGCGGCTATTTGCCACGCATCCTCAGCATCCATCCTGCGCTTGTCCTCCAAGTCAGGGGCAAAGACCCTCGCCAACCGATGAGCCAGCCCGGCTACTGCCGCATCTAGCCATAAATATGGGACCTCAATATTCTGGCCGCTGGCAGCATAAGCATCCTGAATCTGCCTTACACGGTAATAGTATAAGGTATAAGGCCCATTGCCATCCGGTGTCGGATAGAGCGTCAGGGTCGGGGAGATCAAACGATCAAACCAAAACTGGGTAGGCGGCGCCTGTACCGTCTTATTAGGCAGCGCAGCGTATTCGGTGTTGCTGATTGGGAAGATGAGGCGATCCACCTGAGCCGTCCCAGAGCCGGTCCGGATGAACGCATTGGTGATCATGACCGTTTCGGCGGGAACCGAATAGGTTGCCGTACCCTGCGTCAACGGCACAGTCTGGAGATCAACATCCCACAGGTTGGGTTGCAGGTTAGATAGCTTAACCAAGAGCAGGTTAAGCTCGATGATGGCCTGCTGGAGATGGGGCTGGAGAACTTCAGTCGGCCGTATACGAATCCGCTGGAACGCTGTAAGAATGATATCGCCAGCGCTGGGATTAAAATTATATGTACCGCTATATACCGCCGTAGTGGTATAGACCATTTAATCCCCCTTCCGCTGGATAATGCGGAATTGCCCCTGTGCTGCTTGTACCGAGCTAGGCAGAGCCGTCGCAGTCCAAGTCGCCAGCCCCAGAGCCGCCGAAGTCGAAGACCAAGTCCCCGTAAAGAAACTGCCAACCGAAGTCATGGTGACAGTATCCGTCTGGGTTAAATTAGATATATTGGTATAGACCACCACCATTGTAGCAGAAGGCGGGATACTTAAAAGTCCAGTCGAATCAAAGAATTCGACCACGAACTGGGCCGAGTTCCCCTGCTGGAGATTAAATGGACCGCTCTGGAAGGCCATTAATTTCCTATAATCGAGGTGGCACTATTGCCATTTCCGATCTCGATTATGGATACCTTGGCCGAAACCGGAGGATTCGACTTTATCACATTTACCGCAAAAAGGGCGGCATCTGTATCTATCTCAGTCGCCTTGAGAATAATCGTAACATTTGGCTTGGGTAGAATCCTCGGGTGATAAGCAAGGACCTGCTGGAGATGGGCCTTTAGCCCCGGCTTGGATCGAACTGGCTCCGAATACCAATTGAACCATCCTTCAATAAGAGTAGATGGGTTTGGGATAAATCCGGGGTTCTGGACTTCAAAAAGTTGAAGCGCCGCCCTGAGTCCCGGTTTAAATCGGACGGGCTCTGATAGCCAATTATACCATCCTGTTGCCACAAACGGGGATGGTGCAGGTTGAAAAGCCAGCACCATTTGTTCAGGGGTAGGAATGCCTTTCTTATTGAGTTTTTGTGGCCTCGAAAGCTCTTCAAACCATCCAAAGGAAACGATTGGGATTGGATCGCTTAAGGCATTGACTTGCTGGAGGGAGGCCTTTAACCCCGGTTTAAATCGGACGGGCTCTGAAAAAGCCACAAACCATTTGTCGGCCAGAATGGTTTCGGCATTGGCTGTTGGCCCTTGACCAATCGCAAATTGGCCTATAGCGCCAAAGCCGAGCACGGGTTATCCCCTATATTTAATCGTCATGTACCGTTCAGTTGGGGGGTTCTTGCCGAAGATCAAAACCCAGCCAGCATTCTGGCCTGCTTGGCTGATATTACACACCGCATAAACGCTTTGAGCGCCCATGAAGCCATTGACTTCATATTCAGCAACGCCCGGCGCAGACGGAGCAATTGCTCCGCCAGAAAAATTATCTGCCCCAACTTGCGACCAAAAGCCCGGAGGCTGATTGGTCATCGATGGCCATGTGTAAGGAACCGTAGAGCCTGCGAACTGTGATCCCCATCCAATCGCACCCGTAACCCAAGCCGACCCAGCCGTTGGCCCAGCCAGCGCATAAACGGTCATACGCGACCTCGTGGCCACATGTGTAGGCATTCCCGTAAGGAAGGTCCCATAGCTGTTGGGAGTAATTGTCTGCCATACGGATTGAGGAGCCGAATACTCCGAACTATTGGCCGTGCCGTCCACGACCAAGAGGGCTACATCTTGCTGGTTATAATAATTCCAAACGTCAAAGCGGCGAGCAGCCCCCAAGCTGAAATGGCAATTTAATGTTCCGCCGCTATCGGTATGAATCGATCCGACATAGGTCCCGGCGCTGCTGGTAGGAGGAAGATTATTGGTTCGAGTTGTCCATGGATTGGTATAAAGAATACTAGAGCCAACCACGAAGGCATCATACAGCGAATTAGCCGACCATGGACCCGTACTGGTCAAGGTCGTTGTGCCATCTGTATAGTATAGCGTATTTTGCCCTACCGAATCCGAAGACATGATCGGGCTAGTCGTCAGCGACAAACGAGCATCTGCTATCGGAGCTGGCATTATGCTATTCCATAAATCTTAATGATACCACTGGCTATATTACCAGTTCCCAAGAGAATTTGGAATCCATCCAAGGCTCCATTGCCACCATTCCAAAACCCACCCGAATAGCCCATATTCGATACGGTTCCACCGTAAGACATGGCTACTCCTCCGTACCAATTTTTAGGGGCCAATGTATTTGCTGGGCTGCTAACTCGGATTGAGCCAGAAAGTCCTGCTCCAGCAGAAAGAACCGATCCGGTCTGTCCCACAGGAATATAAGTAGTAACATTGGTAACGCCACTTGTTCCATTGCCAATGGTAAGAACACTACCAAGATATGATGATGTTTGAAATGCGTTACCGCTATGGACCTGTATCTCTAAGGTTTGACCACCGGCGGTTCCCGCCAAAATATTATTGAACACAATCTCGTATTGAAAAAATCCCTTAGAGAAACTATTTAAGTCAAATAGAGTTGCAGAATTATTTGCAATCAATGTATTCAGCAAAACCATAGAGCGGTTTTTGCGTGGTGCTGCCCGGCCGCCGGGGGATAGGAACATTAGAAATCCCCCACGCTTGGGGCTACTAAGTTGATGACAGCTCCGGCAGCCCACTGAGACGAGGTTGCTGGAGACTTTGCTTGAACGGTATAAGCGCTTGATGGCAAAAAGAAAAATGGGTTCCCATCGCTATCGACCGGCAATGGCACATTGGCATTGGACATCAAATTAATAGGAGCAATCGAGTCTGTCGAACCCGCATTTGCCGTAACCGCGACCGTGCCATAGATGTATAAAGTACCCCCCGAAGACACCCCCCATTGCACGTCAAATGTATTCGTCGTACCCACCGAAATGGCCATCAAAGATGTGATCTTCGATCCGTTGGCGCCACCCGTATAAACCGTGACAGCAACACTGGAACCAGTCGTAGTCGTGATCTGGGTCGCGCCCCAATTCGGGGTCTTGACGAAGGTGGGGTTGACGTTTTGAACCATTAGATGCCACCCAGATTAGCATGAGCCATAAGTGAAAGCTGGATCAGATCAGCCACAGAAGGATCGATAAAGACCTGCGCTCCGGTCGAGATGGACACCAAGCTTCCGAAAGGATTTCTCGTTAACGAGGGACCACTCAAGGAAGACCCCGTGGCCGAATAAAGGCCCCAGCCCTTCTCAACCACATTAACATTGGTATCAACGATACTATAGGGCAGAATGGTCTGGTCATTCACCCCGGCATTAGCGAAGGTATTAAAGGGCGTCACGGCCCCACTCAGGGCAATCGGGCTTGCCGTCCCCCCAGATGACGCAATCGTCATTCGCGCTTGGTTGAAATAACCGCCGGGCATACCTACATCCCATAAGATCGAAGCGCCCGATCTCGGGCTTCCATCTTTTCCATTTTCTTTTCAAAGGGTTCACATGGCTTATCAACGCAAGCCGGACAAATCATTTTCATGCAGAGGCGACACATGCCGCCCAATTCATCCGGGTGGCATCGAGGTTTGATATGAACAACGGTATTACAATGAGAGCACGTCATGGTATCCATTTCCTGCTGGACACCATCCGGACTGAAGCTTACAGCATAACCTCCGGGACGAAACACATTACTGCTCTTGGAAGAAGATATTAGCGGTTACAGTACTAGTATAACCAGCTGACCTCGCTCTAAGCGCAAAGCCGTTGTTGCCGGTGGCCGAGGAGTTTGCTGGGTATACAAGTTCGGAACCGGGAGCAGCTACCCAGCGATAAGAAGCGCGCTGGTTAATGCCGACATACCAAGCTTCAGTAGTCGCCGTAAATGCAGTTTCAATGCTGCTATTAGTCCCGACCATGGCGACGAAACCATTGTTGTCAGCAAGATCGAGGCCAAAGGTGCTGGAGAGACTAGAGATGCCGCCTGCAAGAACAGAGCTGGTCCCCATGGTAACTCGGGTAATATCAAACTCCATAGAATTATCGGCTGGAGTACCATTGGTCCCAATAAGGATATCGTAAATCTTACCTCGCCGCAGAGCACCGCTGCCCAGATTGGTGGTCGAAGTGGTCGAGTTCCCAATCAGGATTTGGGTTTTATAAGTCGTCGTAATGTTAGCCTGAACGTTACCACCACCAATGGCGGTAGAATTCATAATGCTAAAGTTTGCCACTTAACCCCCCGTCAAACTGTTATCCTGCACCCCACCAAAGATGGAGTGGAAGTAATCGAGGTCTTCCAGCGCGCCCTCAAGATATGTAAGCTGAGTGGCCGCCGAATCCCGCTGCTGCTTCAACTGGGCCACCCGCTGATCCAATTCCACCTTTCGGGCCAAGACCTTGCGGCCATACTGAGTGACTTCTGAGAAACCATATAGCCCCGGTGGCTGCATGATATCAGATTCATGCGGCGCCGTCATCTTTACACCACGCCGCTTGGCCTCCATAAAGAAATAATAGGCCCCCGGCCGTTGAAGGATATATTCATCCCGCGAAGCCATATCGATCCCAAACAGACCAATCTCCTTGGCTCCCTTATGCATCGCCAAGGCCATCATCCAAGCAAAGGACGATGTGAAGAAGTAAGGACCAAACTCGTCTACAAGCTCCTTAACCGGGAGAGCCATAGCCCTCGGCACCCACGAGTTGTTCTGCATGTAGATCGGAAAAGTCTGCTGATTCAACCAGCTAAGGTAGGGCTCCCCATAGTGTTTGTTCTCTGGCCAAAGCAGATTGCCATGGATTTCAAACCACATATCAACCCGAGGAAGCTGCCCCATATTGCCCGGAGAACAGCCCCAAATCTGCCACGATGGATCATTAAACGGAGCCAACATCCGAGACGATGGCGCCGTGCCAATCAGGGCGACCTTTAGATGAGGCTCTGAACCCATAGTAGCAGGATTAACTATTTTTTCACCGGGAACATCAGGTACCTGCCAAATCGATTCGCCCAACGGCTCATGTTCAGGAAGGATATGCATCTCTTTGGCTTTGTCGTTAAATGTCGGCGTGAGTTTCGGCATTACGAACCCGTAATCTGTGCAGCTAAAACCTGAACTGTTTGTCCGGCGGTAATGAGCGTGCTGTTTAATCCGTTAGAGATAATGATGTCTTGGCTTCCGCCCGGAACCCCGGCCGTCAAACCTGAGAGAATTAAGTTCCCACTTGCATCGGTAATCTTGCCACCAGTAACGAGGCCAGTCGCCGCCGCAGATGGGTCCAGTAACGTTCCCGTGAAAGTCAATACCCCACCAGATACCACTCCGCAAGGATTGGCTAGACTAATCGTCGAAATAGGTGTGGAATTCGCAAGGAGAATTAAAAAGCCATTGCCAGATGCGTCAATCTGGTTGACGACTGCCGTTAACCGGGCGTTGATACAAGCTAGGCTATAGGAAATAGCCATTTGTTATGAAGAAACAAATACTGTTACAAGCTGATCAGTCGCTTGCCACTTTCTTACTGTAAATCCGGCTCCATAAGCCGTCGTGACCGACCATGATGACGAACCATCCCAAACAACGAAATTGACTATACTGCCGCCAGAATCAAGCACAGTATATATTAACGAAGTACTGACGGGAGTAATTGATGGCATTAGAATGACTCAATAATTAGAATAAAGGCGTTGCCGCCATTACCTCCTGCACCGGGCGCCGATCCATTAAGGCACGAACCTCCTCCACCACCACCGCCGCCATTGATTCCAAGACCGCCATTGCCACCATTGCCGCTAGAGCTACCAAACCCGCCACCGCCACCATTGCCGCTAAGATAGGGTACGTTGACCGATCCACCATTGCCGCCATTTATACTGGTGCCAGTGCCGCCAGAACCTTGAGTCGAACTACCAGAATTAACGCAAATACCACCAGTTCCGCCAACGTTGGAGCCCGGCGTGGATGAAACGCCGCCACCAGCTGCTCCGCCAGCGCCACCTAATAGAGCATTGCCACCAGCACCTGAGGCGCCAGTATTTGAAGACCCACCACCTCCTGTACCAGCACCATACCCGGTAGCAGCGCCACCACCAGTACCAGCACCGCCTGCTACACCGATTAACCCCCCAGCAGTCCCTCCAACTGAAGAGGTTGCTGTTCCTCCGGTAAGAGTAATGGCACCATTACCTACACTACCACCACCACCGCCGCCAGATGCCGCATTCAGCTGACCACCAGCACCACCACCACCGCCACCAGCAATAATAAAACTACCAAAGGCAGTTTGACCACCCTGTCCACCATTATTGCCCGCGCTACCAGCACCAGATGCTCCGGAACTTCCGCTTCCAACAGCTCCAATAGTTATAACAACTGAGCCGCCAAGATCGGCCGTGCGGTAAGTGCGATCAAAATATCCAGCGCCTCCTCCACCGCCACCCCCAGATATTGCAGTCCCACTCGCCTGTTGACCACCACCTCCGCCTCCACCCCCGCCGCCACTACCAATAGCACGCACTGTTACCGCGCCCGGCGATGGTACGTAAGTCCCCGAGACAGTAAAAAGGATTGTATTTGTCTGAACACCCAACGAGACTGTTGGCGGATAACTAACAGTTCCCATATTAGCTCGCCTGTATAAAGGTCACCGCAACTGTACCAGTCGATGATCCGGCAGTCACATTCAATCTAATCGATGATACAGGGAAAGCGTAATTCCCATTGGCATTAGAGGTCTGAGCGGTAATACCACTGTTGGTAAACCACGTTGCCGCTGTCGAAATAAATGTGCTCGATCCAGTATAATCGAATGTATGTTCAATATTATAGGTAACGTTTGTCGAATTAACTACACATCCAATGCCAATAGCAAAGGGGCGAACGCCAGTATCCGGGAACCATATTGGATACCCGCTAGTTGTGGAAAGGCCAGTTAAAGTATTTCGATAAGCAAGTGTGGGCATTACTTCGGCCTAAATTTGGCAAACGTAAGGGCAAGCCGAGCCCGGCGCCCTAAGGTGCCCGGCGAATCTTTATGCTTATGGGCAAACTCGGATGTAGACATACCAGCTCGATGAGCTGCTTGCCGCAAGGCTCCCTTGTGCTTCACGGCATGCTGCATCCAATGACCGACCCCGCCGCCGGACGAATAACCGTCAGGGCCAGTTACCCCTTTGCGCCGTGCATACCTTTGTGGGTCAAGTGATGCGGATGGGGGTTCTCAGCAGGATTACCGCCATTGCCGGTATGAGCTGCCGACCAAGGCGAGGTCGTCATGTCCTTGCCAGAACCAGCCTTCTTGGCGGCTACAGAGCCACCACGGGCCTTCTTGTCAAGGCGATGCTTGCCCTTATGGCCATGCACCTTACCGCCGTGTTTTTTCTCTTCGGCTTCGTGCTCCACATGGGAGCCCTTGCCGGTATACATTTCTCGCTTGCCTTCCTGCTTGGGGGTTACGCCGCCACCCTTCGCATGCTTCTGTACTTTATGTCGATGAGCCATTTAGCCCTCCTTAGAAGTCACTGAACTGGGTGACACCAAACCATGCGCTGGAGTTAGCCACACCCGAAATCTGTGCCGCCATGTTCGGCGTGATCTGCTGATACATGGTATATCTTGCCCCGGTGCTGGTTGGGTTAAATCCACCCGCCCCATTAGCAGATGTACCATTTGTTGCGATAGGAGCCGTAAGACCAGCACCGCCAATGGTACCACGAACATCGGCAGTTGTCGCTGTAGCTGTCACCGCTGTAGATGCGATGAGAGAATTAGCGGAACTGATAGTTATAGTGCCTGCCGCATTCGGCGTCGTAGATGCCCAAACCGAGATACCCGCCATATATGGCGCATACAAAGGCAATCCAAAGATATCTGCCATCCCAACCGAAACACCCGTTGAAGTAAAGGTGCTAGACGAAGATGGAGTAATAGAGACGATATACTTGAATGCCTTCCTGCCCTGTCCCGACCCGCTCGAAGTCGTAGACCCCGAGATCAGCTCTGTCATCTTGAAGCCATACATATCACGGCCTCGGACGTAATAGCCCTCAGTCGCGGCACACGAGGTAATAATAGCAACAGCCCGGCCAGTACCGGCTGCCGGGTTCCATGTCGCAATCGTCCCAGCTTGACCAAAGTTAAGAGTGGCCGCCGTGCTATCAATTGCAATAACAGATGTCGCCCGCCCCGTCTCAGGGGCAATAATTGTCGTGTTAAAGGCCCCAAGAGAAGAAATGGGGGTCAGGGTTAATGCAGTACCGGCGACAGGAGTGGCCGCGCTGGAAACGACCAATGCGCTGGACATAGCGAAAGGAATGTAATCTACAATTCCCTGCTGATCCCAAAAGCACTTAACTTGTGTCCCAACAGCGGAACCGGGATCATAACCAAAATATTGATTACGTGGGTCCTGCGCCGATTGGCCCAAGTCAAAAACACTTGGGCCCCTTTCTTCATTATATTGAGAGATATTACCAGTCGAACCAGTGGTAATACCATAGACCACATGGGGTCCGGAGATTGCGGTAACAACCATCTAGCGATCTCCTTACGTAGTCGGGAAAGTGCCCCAGATGGCACGCCAGTCGTAGTAGGTCGGAACGTAGCGCTGGTATCCCTTTACCAGAAGGTTATCCGTGGTGAATTCCACCGACATATCCATCTCGAACGGCTTGCGATTGAAGAAGATCAGGCCGTCGTGATTGGTCAGAACAAACCACGCAAAGGAAGAGGTAAGATAGTCGAAGATCATGTACCCTTCTTTGAGCGAATCGTTCATGCCGAGAATGGCATTCACGTCGTTGTCCGCAGTACCGGGCCGCAGCTCAGACCGGAACAAGCGCAGACAGATCGGCTCCAAGTTCGGGGGTGCAATGACCTTGCGACCGCGAGCATGAATTTTCAGACCCGCGTTATCCCTCCAAGTGGTGCGGATCGTGATGAGAGCGTTCAGAAGAGAAGTCTCATTCAGGTCCACATCAGGATTGGGCTGGTTTGGAATCGATGCAAACGGTGGATCAATCGGGTGGCCAGCCGAAGAGATCAGGGCTACTTGGTCGCCACCGACAGCCGCGTTAAACGTGGTTGCCGAATTGAGGACGTTCGCCGCATAGATTTCCTCGGTCTCCTTGAAGGATTCCATGAGGCCATCATTCGACGGGCCAAACTCTGCCTTGTACAAGTTATCGTCGATAGCTTTGCGGGTAATCGCATACCCAAGTCCGATTTCAAAGTGCTCGGCATTGTAGACATAACGCTGACCAGCAGAGTTATCGAACGAAGTAGGAGCACCTTCCTGCTTGAGCTGCGCGACCCCAAGGTAGCGCATGGCAGCCCGACGTTCCAACGCCATTTCGGAGTTGGTCTGACGGAAAATCTTCGGCCACTGCCGTTCGATCATCGCGTACTTGCCGCTGATGCCCCAGAGGCCCGGAAGCAAAAGATCGCGGATTTGACTTAATGCGACGGGCATTATCTAGCTCCTTGCGATATCATGGCTGTATCGACCATTCAAATGAAGATACTTTCCTTAACGCTACTGGATTCATCACAGCATAAATGTATCCAGTTCCTTGTATGATCGCGTCAGTAGCGGTCGATACTTGCGTAGCGTTATTGGCTCCAGCGACAGAACAGAAAACATCGACCCTGTCGTTTAGTTGGAATCCAGCACCAAGCTGGACTCTTGGATCGGTTCCGGTAACCATTACAATAGTCCAAGGAGAATCCCGAGTAATGATACCCGGGCTACCACTAGAACCCGCTGCAACAGATTGGATAGCCGACCACGGCGGAGGGAGGTCCTCCACCACCAGTGTTCCGCTATCTATAGTGAGCGTCGCTGTCATGTTACGAAGACGCCGTAGTCAAGGTGCGACGATATTGGTTGTTAAAAGAAACAACCATGATGGCACCAGCAGAAGTACCATCGGTTCCGTTGACGCCCGGAGGCAGATAGTTTGAAGAGGTGTCAACGATCCGGAACGGCAGCCCAGTCGTGCTGCTGTTTACGGTCGTGGAGTTCAGAGCAACGGCGGAAATACCCGTAGTGGTATTACCCCCAGACTGAAGGGACGAGGCGAATCCAATCAGCATCCCGATAGTAGAGGTGCCAAGAACCGCAGTCGTCGTTCCCTGAACCAAAAAGGTTTGGTTGGGGTCCGTGATGACATAAGCATTGCACGGAGAGCTGGAGCCAACACTGGCAGGGAAATAAGAAGACCAAACAACACGCCCAACACTGGGGCTGTAGTACTCACAGCCTGCAAAGATGCCGAGAATGGGTTGGTTTGGAACAGTACCAGACGAAGGAAGTGAGATATAACCCACAATGCTGGTGCTTTGTGCTACCACGTCCCCAGTAAAATACGTATTCGTATCACTGGAGGCGAGATAGAAGCGCGTCAGACCCATCGTAGGCGAGGCGCCTTCTAGGTCACCAAAGGACCGGAAGCCGAAGGGGGCAAACGTATTGGCCATAAATTAAGCCTCCACGAACATATGATTAGCTCCATCGGTATCCTTGTGAGCGTCACAAGCTTACCGGGTGAGGCCAACCACAGCGCGTGGAGGCTTAGAAGAAGCCCGATCCATGACCGGGGTAAAATCCTACAGACCCTTGTACACGACGAACTATAGGTCTGTCAAATGGTTATCCAAATGGCCAGAGCCAAGATTTCAAACGATCAAATTGCCGCTTAATCAAGCTAAAATCTAATCGAGCATCTATAGCGTTCTGCGCTAAACATTCTATTAGATGGCTCTGATCCCGGATACCCAAAAACAACATTCGACCGGGCGGTAGTGTTTTAGTCTGCTTTATCTCAAGCATATCATCAATTCTTAGATACATACTAATCCTCTGGTATCTGTATACGTTCTACCGACTTGTTAATGCGGTTGCTTTTTAAAGCACTTTCGTGACGGCTGTCAAGACTAGTGTTAAGGTCGCCGCCCGTAAGTGCTTGTTCTTTAATGGCAACCTGCTCCAGAGCCGCTCGACGATCCCTCATCTTGGCCTGCTTGGACAGGTGAAGAGGCCTTGCCATCAAGCACTGGCCCTCAACCCTGATCTCACCCTTGGAGCCCTTAGGTGTCCACATACCGTCGAACCTTCCGTCGAAGTCAGAGGGGTCGACTGGGACCCATCCAGCCTTCTCAGCACCAGAACGATGAGCCGCGAAAGGCTGCCCTAGCACATGATCCGTAACCCAACGGAAGTCAAATCCCTCAGGCATCATATGAGCCGGGATACCTTGCTTATTTGGATTTTCATCGAAATCTTCAGGGACTATATCATCCCAACCTTGGGGGCGCCCCTTCATTGTATACTTAAGGTCAGGTCGCTGAGGCTCCCTATCTACCCCCGGATTAGTTCGAGGACGGCCCGGGCCCTTCTTGAAATCGCTCATTTAGATACCTCCATGGTTACATCAATGCCTATAGATCGACAATAATCAATAGGATGCTTCGAGCTTTTGGACTGGTTGCAGGGCGCACACAAAATTTGCAGATTGCTTCGGTCATTTGATCCGCCCAAGGCAAGCGGCATAATATGATCTACATGCTTGTTCTGTATCGTCAATTGAGCCTTACAATAAGCACATCTTTCATTCTGCTGAATGAAAAGTTCCATAATATCTTGGGCCGTGTGAGAGCCCCCATTGTTCCGTTTGCGGGCTCGTCGGGTTCTTTTATTTATTAAACAACCCTCCCGATTATTGAGCCACTTCCTTTTATTCTGTTCTTTGACTTTATCTGGATTATTGGCTCTCCAGAGCGCGATTTTCTTTCTATACTTTTCTGGATTCGAGGCATATGCCTTTTTGTTTTTAGCTGCCACCTTCTCGGGATTAGCCCGACACCATTTAAGATTTAGCGCAGCCTTTTTCTCTGGATTTAAGACATTCCATTTCTTTTTACTTGCCCTTACCTTCTCTGGATTAAGAACAACAAATTCATCTAGGCAAGCAATGCAATTACCTCCCGAAACATATCGTTCCGAAATGTGCCCATGAGGGCACATCTTCCCCGTAAAGTATTTCTTTAGCCCAAGATTTGAAGCCTGCTTTCTATTAATAACTTCAGGCACTTATTGCCCTCCAGTATAATAACCATCTGCTTTAGCCTGCTGAAGCCTGAGCTTCTGCTTGGCATACTCTTCCTCGGTCACTCCGGAAATCCGAGCAGCATCCTTTTCCGCCCGGGTAAGCGTAACCTTCCCACCACGCGGTCCAGTCCCAAGAGACGGGGCTTCCCGAGAGGGAGGAGCAGATACAAGAGCCTTGCGCGGAGTGCCCGAAGCATCATCCACGTCGTCTTCCTCTTCCTTGTGAACCACAGGAGCCTGCCTCATGCCAAGTTTTTGTTCCATAACCTCGAAGTATTCAGCCGAATAGGGCTGATAGCCCTCGTCAACTACATCCCAATGCAGGGCTTGGAGTTTCGAGTTCTTCCGGGCATCATTTAGATATTCTGGATGCTGGCGCAACCAGCGCTTGGCCAAAGGAGGAATGTTAACGTTATCAAGGGGATCGGAGGCTTCTGGCTTGACCTCAACAGGCTTGGACCGCTCCTTGATTTCCCTCTCTAGGGCCTCCTTCCCGTTTTCGAGGGCCAGAATGCGGGATTCAGCCCGCGCAAGCTTCCGGTACGCTTCCGTTGAAGCTTTTGCGTCTCCAAGTTGAAATGCAGCTTCAATATCACGTTGGGCACTCTCCGCATCGGACTGGGCCGCAGATAGAGCCGCATTGATTGCATCCTGTTGGCTGTTTACGGTTTGTTCTTGAAGCTTACCAAATTCAGCTTCCCGCTCCTGAATCCGCTTAAGGGCTTCAGCCCGGCCTTGCCGTTCCTGTTCAATCTTCTCTAGGTATTCCTGATTGGACTTCTTTAGCGCCTCAATCTGGGTCTTAAGAGCTTCCGTAGGATCAACAACTTCTTCTTGCAATTCTGGCTTAGGATCGGCTCCCTCAATCAGGGTTTCCTCTTCCGGAACCTGCTTAGCAGCCTTTTGCGGCAATGGACGTAACCTCGGCATTCAAACCCCCTTAAACAACAGTTCGCGGATCGCTCAACTTCATCTTGATGGATGAATCCCGGACCAGACGGCACGGCCAGCCATTGACGGCTACTTGCCAAGCATCACCGATCTTGAAAACCACCCACTCACCAATATTGGCCTTCTGGCCGTTAAAGTATACCTCTTCGCTATCTTTAAACGCATCTCGGCCCATTTTCAAGACCAAACCAACCTTGCCCTGCCAAACGTCCTCCTCGACCGTGTTCTGGGTCAGGATCAGGCCGCCCTTGGTTTTATTGGGGTTAACATAGGTGGCCATGAGGACCATGTTATACATGACCTCAATACCAGAGATATCGCCGACCTTATCGATAATGGCCTGCGTGCGTTCTTTCAGATCAGGGATCGAGGCGACTTCTTCAATCGCCTTCCGGTTCAGTTGGACGTGGGTCATTCCCGAGGTCTCTCTCTATATCATCACAAAATGTGAGAGCCCCTCTTAACCCAGCAATCATGCCAACGGAATACCAATACTTGAGGTTATCCCCAATTCCGTTGGCCATCTCGTCCTTTATCTGCTCGATCTTTATATTAATTTCCTGTTCGAGCAGGGCATGAAAGCGCGTTCTAATTACCACGCGCCCTCTTGCCGTAATGAGCAATCTTCTGCTTCCGTCCCTCGCCGGTTCCAGCTCCCGCCGTATATTTTGTTACCTTACCCCCCTCAGCGTAACGGGTATTGGAACTGGCATAGTTGGCCCATTCCTTCAGGTTCTTGGGCGAAGAAATGCCACTCCGGGGGCGGACCTTACCGCCATGTTTCATGCCCGGAGGGCCACCCATCCCCGGCATACCTCCAGCCATAGGGTTGGGCGGCGGCGCCATCGGTGCCTTGGGAGACATCGGAGGCGGAGCCCCTGCTCCCGGAGGGGGACCGCCCGGAGGCGGCATCATCGGAGGACTACCAGCATGATCCCCACCCTTGGGGGCTACAATGATGTTAATCTTGGTGTGATGGCCCTTGCTCTTGACTTTGCCGCCACGAGCGTACTTGTCCATCCGGGGCATCGCCTTACCACCGCATGCCTTCTGGTCGGCATGGATCATCTTGTGTTCCTTGCGATGCACATCGATGATCTCCTTGACAAGGCCCTTGTCCTTCTCAGTAACCTTGCCACCATCGGCCATATGGCCAAATAGTTTCTTTACCCGGTGAGAGTGGTGAGGATGCTTGCCTTTGTGCTGTGCATAAGGATGGGCCATTAGTCTTTTACCTTTCGCGGAACCATAGGACCAACACTTTCCTCAACCGGAAGGGTCAGTGAATCCAGATGTTCATTTTCATAATATGCCTTATCAACCCCAGACATATCGGCCGCCTTATCCGATGGATGCTGGTAGTGTTCCGTATGGCCCACAATACGCTGCATCTTATCGTGCCCCGTCTTCCGGGCATCCCCGTGATGAATATGAGTGGACTTCATTACGAACCTTCCTTCTTTGGCTTCTTCTTGGTTTTACCAGATTCAGCCGGTTTAGTCACCTTGGACATTTTCTTGGCCATTTCCAGCTCTACGGCATGCCGTTCCCGGTCATGCTGCATCTGCTGGGTATGCTGTTGAGCCCCCTTGGCCAGCTCAGCCACATGCTTCTGATGATCCATCTGAAGCTGGGCTTGGTTCTGTTTATGCTGCATCTGGATTTCGCCATGCTGCTTGGCAGCCTCTGCATACAGGTTGGCTTGGTTCTGCTGATGCTGGGCATGGACTTCATGCGCCTTGGAGATGGCATCCATCTGCATCTTCTGCTGCTGACCAGCCTGATCCAAGGCCATCTTATGATGAGCCTGAATCGTATCATTCTTCATCTGTTGAGTATGAATGATCTCGTCCTGCTTGATCTTCAATAGTTCAAGCTGGATTTTGGACTGCTCGATCTTCTCACGGCTGGCCCGTTCCGCAGCATTGTCCTGTATGGAAGCCGCCTCGGTCTGAGCCTTGATCTGGGCTTCCATGAGTTGGATTTGGTTCTGCTGCGAGACCGAATCCGCCTTTTGCTTAATAGCCTCCATGCGCGGATCAGGTGCAGGTGTCTTGGGAACCGGCCGCAGCAAGCCGGTGGGATCGATGTCGGCAGTCTGCATGACCCGCAAGGCCACAGCCACGGGATCAAAGAGATTGGGGTCTTCCTTGGCCATCTGGGCAATCGCCATGGCCTTAGCCAGCCGATGCAGACTGGTCGGGTTGTTTGGATCGGCAACCGGCACGATATGATAGTCGTCCAGCGCCTCAAGGAACTGCTTCTTCTCCCACTTCTTTTCGGTCTTGCAGCACCGGAAGAATGCGTCAGGGTCTTCCCGCAAGCGCTCGACCAGCAGCTTGAATTCCTTATCCTGAGCAGCATGAAGGCGCTTGTGCGCCGAGTCCATGACCTTGGTGGCCTGCTCAATTAAAGCCAGCGTGGTTCCAACGGGGGCATCTTGTTTTCCCTCGCCCACGTTTATATTTGCCGTCTGCGCCATTCGACGACCAACCTCTTCGACATGGGTCGTGAAGTTGGCGAATGACGGCCCGGTCTCTTTATAGGGCAAAGGCATCACGGCATCCTTGATGGATGCCTGAGCGCCAATTTCCAAACCAACACCCCCGCCCGGTGGAACGCGGAATTGGTTTGTGAGTTGTCTGCCTATCCCCTTTGAATAAAGAAAACCGGGAAAATTCGAAAACATGCCGTTATCAAGCTGAAGCCGCCATGCGGCTGTCAGGGCGATGGTGGTATTGCCAAGGAGATGAATGTAGCCGAGCCCATAAAAACCCAACCCACGAACCATAGGAAATTGAACAAAATACTCCTTGGCGCGACACTCCTTGTCACTCTTGGACCAATTCCGATTGACGCTTAAAATTTTACGGCTTTCTCTCTCTATCGTGACACGATACGGGAGCGGTAACCCTTTGTTTTTAAAGCGATCTGGGGCGAACTCATCGAGAATAAGTTCGCAGTAAATTTCCAAAATTTCATGGTCCCTATCTTCCGGATTCTGAGTGCTGGGGTTGTACCCGGCAACAGCATTTTTTTGTCGATCAACAGCCGTCTCATTTTTCTGCTGCGGAGGCGTCAGATCAACATCGAGGTACGCTTCCAAAATCTGCATACGCCGAACATCGGACTTCCGCATCTTCATGCGGTGCGTCAATCGGCCGCAGTTCTTAATATCGGTTGCCCCGTTTGAAATGATCAAATCTTCTGCATCGACGCTCTCGGAGATCGGCTGGCGCCGCAGGGGGCAGTGATAGACCTTCTTGAAACCATCGCCGCCAAAGCCGACATAGAACAGCATGCGGTCGGTATCGGCCACATAGTCCGTACAGTTTAACAGATAATGGTTGAGGTCTCGTTCAAGGGTCTCTGCTCGTTCGTCGCTGTTGGCGGTGACCGAGGCTGGAGGTAGGGAGGGATACGGATTGTCCGGGTCCTCTTGATTGGGCGACGCGATAACGTTCCGTGGGAGGATCGAGGTATCATTCCGGACTTTGACAGGGCCGCACGCTGGGAGCAGCTCAGCCCGAGCTGTCGCCTGAAACGACACAGTGGCTTCAAGCAATAAGGGGTGCCGCACCGTGGACATACCTTCGAGCGGGGCTGACGAACCACCCAAGTCGGTACGCGGTTTCTCAAGCTTGAGGCCGAGCAATTGTATACCGAGCGCACGAGTCTCAAGCCAATCCTTACGGGATAGCTCATCGCGGTTGACGCCATCCAGAAGCTCACTCGCAATCTTGCTGAGATCGTTCTCATCCATATCAAAGGCGAGATTGGCTTCGTGGCTAGTATCATGTCGCTTAACAGCATCCGTTTTCTCAGGCTGGCCAAAATCAAACGTGGTGGTGCCATCAGGATTATCTATCCTGATGGAGGTATCACCAATGTTCACTGTTTGTTCTGAAACGTCCGACTTCACCAGCCGCAGATTAGGGCTGGTCGGTTTAGGATACGGATCGCCTCGTTGGATCGAGCCTGTACGGGCCATTCATTAGACCGGGTAAAGAGGAGTATTTAAGTTCCTATTATCATAGGACTTTTCTTGCTCTAGGTCCACAGAGTACTCCTCGCGGCGCAAGGCAAAGCCCATATCGCGTAACCACCGAAGGGCCTGAGAAGTCGTATCCACGAGATCATCGTGGCTGCCCTTGGGGAATATAGCACATTGATTGATAACTTTATCAGCCCAAGCACGGTCCGGAGCGTATATCATTCCATCCCGGAACAAATGTTCTATGGAGTTAACCCTTGTCCACTTGTCGCCATATTTCTTGGGATCAATAAGTTCCACCCCTAAATGACCGCTGCCTCGAATCAGGCGATGGAGTTCCTGCCCCACTGACTGGCCGCTTCCCTTGGCTTCGATCAAAAGTCTATCGACGGGGAAGGTGGGTTTCCCGTTTCCTGGAATACAAGTATCGATAACCTTCTGAAGCAAATCAGTAAATTGAAGCCGCTCCTCCCAAGCATAGAGCAGCATGATCTTGGGGTTCTTGATAGCCTCCGCGTTCTCTAACCATTTCAAATGACGGCCATAAGGGTCCGGAACCGGCTGGATAACCTCCTCAGGAATGTCTCGCCACACCCCCCAAACTGTTAAGGCCGATGGATCGTTCTCATCCTTCTCGGTAAAGGCCGGGTCGAGGGATGCTACAATGAATTCAAAATTGGGAAGCCTCTCCCGCTCCCAGAGCTGCCAGTATTCTTCCTTGATGATGGCACCACCGCGAGGCACAGGATATTGCTGGTACTGACCGGACCAAGCATAGGGACCCTTGTCCCTCTCCATGTTCTGGCAGACTTCTTCGGTAAACCGTTCCGGCCAAGCCAGCTCGCCCTCTTCGGTCCGGGGGTCTTCCCAGATAATAGGTTCCTGCTTTACCTCTCCTGTTTCTTCATCAACGATATCTTCCATCCCCAAGACCGTAACGCAATGGCGCTTGATCTCATGCCTCATGGGGATCATGAGATGGGTATAACCCATCTGGCGTGCTAGTGCGACGCCACTGACATCATCCTCGTGAAGTCTTTGTTGGATAATAACAATTGCGCTTTCTTGGGGATTGTTAAGACGGTCAGGAACGACTTCGGTAAACCACATATTGGTGGTATGCCGGACCTGTTCCGATTCCATCTCCATAGTGTTGTTGGCGTCGTCAATGATAAACCTGTCGCCGCGCTCGCCGACGCCGATACCGCTGACTGAGGTTGCCAGCTTCCAGCCCGTTTCGTTGTTGGCGAATTTGACCTTAGTAAATTGTTCGTTAGAAATCTTGAATCGTTTTCCCCACATTTTTTGATAGCGGTCGCTGATAACGATATTGCGGCAGCGCATATTATCGCGTTCAGTCAGGTGATTCGAATAGGATGAGCACACATACCGAAGCCATGGCCTGTTGCGGGGACCCCATTCCCAAGCAGGCCAGAACACGTCAGTCATCAACGATTTGGTAAAACCCGGAGGAACGTTAATCAGGAGACGCTTGATGTGACCGAAGGTAACTGCTTCAAGGTGTTCGGCTACCGCCTCGATAGCCCATCCTTTGATAAAGGGAATGGCCGGTTCCACGACTGGCCATACATATTCGGCAAACCCAATAAGGGATTCCTCGGCCCGCTCGCGTTCCTTGAGCCTCGCTATCGCGGCAGCAGCCTTAAGAACTAAAGTATTCAT